ATGAGTGAAGTTGAATATTTCTCACACTTTATATCGGACGGAAAAGGGAAGCTTTTAGAAATTCCGCAGCGAAGAGGTAAGCAAGACGGGGTTTTTGTTGATTGGATTTCATTCACATTCCATGAAGATACTTTACTGAAAGTTTCCGGTTGCCCTTTATTTTCTGATGCTGAATACATGTATGTATTAAGCAGAAAGCTGGAAGAAATTCTAGGTTTTGGCATAACGCGCAAATGCAAATCAAGGGGCAACAAATTCTATGAATCCATGTATAGGTTAGGTTCGGATGATGTTGATTATGGAGAGGTGCATTTCGGAGGTCAGCGCAATACTGTTTTAGTTGAGTTGAAAGGTACTGGTTGCAGCGTTGCAAGTCCGGGTTGGGAGTTGAGGCTAAAGCAGTTTCTCGATGATTCGATAAGGACAAGAATAACGCGAATTGACCTAGCACTTGATTTTTTTGATGGAGAGTACACGCCGGATCAGGCGTTGTTAGATCACGATAATGGTTTTTTTGATAACAGCAATCAAAGGCCGAAATCTGAAACGATCGGTACGGCTTGGCGGAATGAGGACGGGAGCGGCAAGACATTTTATGTAGGTCGCAAGAAAAATTCTCGTTTTGTTCGTGTTTATGAGAAAGGCAGGCAGCTTGGAGATAAAGAAAGCAAATGGGTAAGGTTCGAGATCCAGTTTAATTATGGAGATATAGAAATACCCTTGGATATTTTAATAAATCAGGGTTCGTATTTCTGTGGAGCTTTTCCAATTTGTAGAAAATTTAAAAATATGCCGGTTCCCGAAAGGTTTGATCAGAGAAAGAAAACGCTTAATTTAACTTTCGAGCATAAATTGCATTACGCGAAAAACGCGGTTGGAAAACTGGTCAATTTCATGATTGAAATGGGTTTTGATAATAGCGAAATTGTGGAATCTTTAAAGGCAGATTCGGGATTTCCCAAAGGATTAGAACCTGAAAAATATGCTCTGGAAATGTTAAGGGACGGTTTGAAACACGGTTTTATTCATGAACAGCCGGATATTGATTTGGAAATTGAACTTGATGAATTGGGGGTTATTGCTTTTAAAAATTCTGACAAATTCGATAGGGAAAAAAGGCTTTTTAGTCCTGATTATGATGTCGAGAAAGAAAGGAAATATCAGGAATATTTAAGTAAAGTTTATCATCAAAATGTAGATTATGATTATTTTTAAAGGAAATCAAAATGTTTAATCAAACTCAAACTGTAACTTATCCTGCAACTTTTTTGGGAGCCAAAAAATTCAAAGGTGAAATTGATGGCTCTAACATTGACACTTGTTCCGTATTGGTTGCAACACCTTTACCGGCACAGTCGGGTAATGCTGTTGGATTTACGGCAGCACAAATGAAGTTCGGGGATAGTAAGAATTTCTCAAGGTTAGAGAATCTCAAATATCCGTGCGAAGTTATGGTAATGGTTGAAATGACTTCGACAGGTAAAGGCATGGTTCCGTCATTAATTGATTTTCAGGTGGCGGAAAAGCCGAAAGGTTGATTTATGAAATTTGAAGAACGTTTCATAGTTCAAGATTTAGAAACGCATGACTTTATTTATCCCGATCCGTTCGGTGATGTGGGGTTTACTCAAAATATTAAATCAGCAGGTCAATTTGAAAGTTACGAAGATGCGTTGAATTCAGGCATAAATGAAATGGGCGGAGGATTCCAGATATTTCAGTTCTTCGTAAAATCGGAATAAAAGAAAAACAGGCTCGGCGGGCGGTCTGTTAACCTTTCACAAAGCCCGCAACAAAGGAAAAATATCATGAAAATGAACCTTGCAACACTAATTATCGGCTGGGTGGTCTGTATGTTTCTTTTTCTTTTCGCAATCCTCTATTTTATCGGCTAAAAACGAGATTCGGAAAAGACTTCGTCCGGATGAAGCAAGTCAAGAAGTCGTTTTATTTTAAATATCAAAAAAAGGAAAAAAACGATGAACATCGTTAAAAAATATGCTGTAAAAGCATTGTTGGCAGCTGGTATCTTCACACCGGCTATTGTTATGGCAGATGGCTTTGATGCAGCCGCGATTGGTACGCAAGTGGCGAATGTAATCATGGGTTTCGTTGCGATGGTTTCCGCCGTGGGTATGGCGGCCATTACCGTCATTTTGGCAATCCAAGGCTTCAAAATGGCTTGGAGCATGATCAAATCTGTCAAATAACGGCAGTGAAGAAAGAGGGGGCGCGTAAATGAGCTTTCGTGTCGGTATGAATTGTTTTGATACAAGATTGCAGGCAGACGACTATTTATTGTCGTCCCTTCCCCCTACCGTTACCCAGGACGGAAAAATCATCAGGCCGGAAAGGGTGGGCGATAAATGGATTTTGAACGGAAAGCCGGTCACGCTGTCTTATCCGAAATGTTCGAATTACGAACAAGTTAAATCCGGAGCTTATCTCGGGTCTATGGTTTTAATTCTGTTTGTCGTTATTTACGGCTTCAGGCTGCTGATTAATTTCTTAAAAGACATAGGCAAAGTAGGGGCGTGATGATGTTTGTCGATTTTTGGTTTTTGCTCGGATTTTTCCTGGCTTTGTCTGTCGCTTTGATATTTATATGACGTGTTTTAAAATCAGGCTTTCAAAACAACCTTTGAAAGACAGAAACATGAACAAGCCGTTTATCACGCAGGCGCAGTTGGCACTTTATAAATATCAGCCGTCCAGCAAGTATTTTGGGCAGTCGATGGCATTAATTGCGTCTAAGGAATTTGAAGAGTTTGTAAGAAATGTAAAAGAATACGACGTAATAGAATGTTTCTCTTATTTTTTAAATAAGAGGGTAACGCATAATATTTGGAAAATTTATTTTTCTGATGAGTCTAATATTTTTATTAGGAAGTCAGAAGAAAATGGAAAAATTTCGCATGAATTTATTTACTCGGAATTTTCTGATAGCAACACCGATTTTAATGTGTTGTTCTCTTAGTTTTGCAGAACCAGCAAGAATAGATGATCGAATAATAAAATTTAGGCCATCTAAATCAAAGTTTTTTGAATCTACAGGATATAGAAAAATCAATAATGAATTTTCTAAATTCACAGAAGCGGCAAATGTCGAACATATCCCCACGGGCGCAAAAGCCCGAATCAACGCAAAGATAACCGCCAGCGTATCCCGCGCCGCCGTCTTGTCAGGAGTCGGCAAACTTGTCCGCCAAGGCGCGAAATTCAGCACAAGGGCAGTCCCTTATGTAGGGACAGCCCTTTTAGCCCACGACGTATACGAAACTTTCAAAGAAGACATACAGGCACGAGGCTACCAATACGACACCGAAACCGACAAATTTGTAAAAGGCTACGAATATAGTAATTGCCTTTGGTACGAAGACGAAAGACGTATTAATAGAACCTATGGCTGCTACGGCGTTGACAGTTCCATTATGCGCCTTATGTCCGATTACAGCAGATTCCCCGAAGTCAAAGAATTGATGGAAAGCCAAATGGAAAGGCTTGCCCGTCCGTATTGGGAAAAGTTAAGGAATCGTCCTGATATGTATTATTTTAAAAACTACAATTTTAAACGTTGTTATTTCGGATTGAACGGCGGAGATTGTTTAGTTGCTAAAGGTGATGATGGTAGAACTTTTATCAGTTTCTCACTTCAAGGAAATTCAAAATACAAAGAAGAAATGGATGCCAAAAAGCTGGAAGAGATTTTATCGTTGAAAGTCGATGCCAATCCCGACAAATACATAAAGGCAACCGGATATCCCGGTTATTCCGAAAAAGTAGAAGTCGCACCCGGAACAAAAGTGAATATGGGACCCGTCACGGACAGGAACGGGAATCCCGTTCAGGTTGTCGCAACATTCGGCAGGGATTCGCAAGGCAACACCACAGTGGATGTTCAAGTAATTCCGCGTCCCGACTTAACCCCCGGAAGCGCGGAAGCGCCGAACGCACAGCCGCTGCCCGAAGTATCGCCCGCTGAAAACCCCGCAAACAACCCGGCCCCCAATGAGAACCCCGGCACGCGTCCCAATCCCGAACCCGACCCCGATTTGAATCCCGATGCAAATCCCGATACGGACGGACAGCCCGGAACAAGCCCCGATTCCCCGGCCGTTCCGGACCGCCCAAACGGCAGGGACGGCAAAGATGGCGGGCTTTTGTGCAAATTCTTCCCCGACATTCTAGCTTGCGACAGGCTGCCCGAGCCCAATCCGGCAGAAGATTTAAATCTGCCGTCTGAAACCGTCAATGTAGAGTTTAAGAAATCCGGAATCTTTCAAGATTCCGCACAGTGTCCCGCCCCCGTTACGTTCACTATAACCGTGCTTGATTCAAGCAAGCAGTTCGCGTTCAGCTTTGAGAACGCATGTACCATAGCCGAACGGCTAAGGTACATGCTTCTCGCCCTTGCTTGGGCGGTTGCCGCCTTTTTTTGTATCCGCACAGTATCCCGTGAAGTCTAGCAGGCGCAGCACCGCCGGGCTTCAGTAACTTGTGCCAAGGCAGGGGGAGGACGTCCAGAAAGATTTGTAAAGACGGCTTTATCGTCTTTATAAATCTTTTTGGATACCCCTTGCCGCCCCGCCAAAAGAACACACTCTGCTGCAAGGGCAGGTGGTAAGGCGCGCGCTTTTTGCGCCGTCCCCCTGCCCCCGCAGCGTCGCAAGTGAGACTGGGGGTGTGGGGGCTAGTCCCCGCAAAATCTTTCAGATTAAGAAACATTTTTTTAATGAGGCAACCGTGCCTTTTAAGAAAGGGATAGCAAATGAAATTGTTGGCCGCATTGATTCCGCTCTTGATGAGCGTCGTAGGCCGTATATTGACTGCATTGGGATTGATGGCCGTGACCTATTCGGGGGTGGATAGATTGGTAGCCCATTTTCAACAGGCGATAACCCATAGCATAACGGGCGCACCTCAAGCAATGTTACAGCTTTTCTATATAAGCGGCGGTGGTACTGTTCTAAACATTCTTTTCGGCGCGATCGCCTTTATTCTGTCATTCAAACAAATGACAAAACTAGCAACCTCAATCGGGAAGAAAAAATAAATGGCAGAGATCTGTTTGATAACCGGCACGCCCGGTTCAGGGAAAACATTAAAAATGGTTTCCATGATGGCAAACGATGAAATGTTTAAGCCGGATGAAAACGGCATACGCCGTAAAGTATTTACGAACATCAAAGGCTTGAAGATACCGCACACCTACATAGAAACGGACGCGAAAAAAGCTGCCGAAATCGACAGATGAGCAGCTTTCGGCGCATGATATGTACGAATGGATAAAGAAGCCCGAAAATATCGGGTCTATTGTCATTGTAGATGAAGCTCAAGACGTATGGCCGGCACGCTCGGCAGGTTCAAAAATCCCTGAAAATGTCCAATGGCTGAATACGCACAGACATCAGGGCATTGATATATTTGTTTTGACTCAAGGCTCTAAGCTTCTAGATCAAAATCTTAGAACGCTTGTACGGAAACATTACCACATCGCTTCAAACAAGATGGGTATGCGTACGCTTTTAGAATGGAAAATATGCGCGGACGATCCCGTAAAAAATGGCATCAAGCGCATTCTCCAGTATCTATACACTGGATA